AGCAATTGTTTGCTCTTTCCACTTTTCATCTCTTCCAGGAACATCCCACCAATCAACTCTAAAAGATTTATATTCATTTGTTCCTTGTACTGCGCCTTCCCATATTTTATGAAAGACATTACCAATCCCATTAGCTGTTGAGGTGATTATAACTTTAGTATCTTTACCGGAAGAAACAACAGGATATGTTGATGTGTAGAATTCTCCAGCTCTTTCAACAAAAGCAAATTCGTCTAAATAAAGTAGGTTTACTGACATACCACGAATAGACGATCCAGATGTAGAAGCAGAAACTATCTTAGAGTTATTACTAAACTCTAAACTACTTTTATTAACGGACTTACACCCTGGCTGTAAAAAGAAAGGGAGATTCTCAAGCATTAGAGTGACTCTCCCAATCATCTCACGCGCTGTTGCACCTTTGTTAGCTAACACCGCAACAGTTTGTTCTGGATTGAAAATCGCATACCATAAAATATAAGCAACTGATGAAATAGATTTACCAGATTGGCGACATGCCAAAACAATATTAAACCTATGCTCATTAAATTGTTTAAACATTCTTTCTTGATATGGATAAAGTTCAAATGGAACTAAGCCTCTATCAAGAGAAATAACTTTACAGTACGTTCTAGCAAAATACACTGGATCTTGCATGCATTTAGCATACTCACCAACCTGTTCATTAGTCCAATCTTGACTAACGCCATCTTTCTTAATGTTTGGGTTGCCTAGATAACTTTCATTCTGGATCATCTTTAATTCTACTTGTTATATCAATTACGTTATCGACTTCTTCTTTAGCACCTTTTAACATTCTTTGTAATTCAGTTGTAGAACCTACAAATAAATTGTTAGTTGTAGATCCAGATGCAATTGCTTTTGGATCTGGCCTATCATATTCTTTTTTCTTTTTGTGAAGAGCAATTAAGTCGCCATTGATATCAGCTATAGATTTCAACATTGTAGACAATACTTCAAATGCTCTTGGATGTTCAGACATCCTAGCAACTTCCATCATATCGTCTAATGCATCTTGACCTTTTACTATAAGATCGTGATAATTTTGTCTTGCTAGTTCGAAATCATTATGTGCTTTTTCATCAGAATCATTCATAGTATGTCTCTATTTCATTATTAAAACCATAATCACTATCAGGACTTACTCCAACTGGTGTAGGAGTTGTAGTGATAGTTGAAACTTTACCATCAGAATCAGGACCTATAATATAAAAATCCGTGATGGCTGTGTTAATTATGGACGAATCATTAATTGGACCGTAAAAATTTGTCCTCATTTCAAAATCAAGTGAGTATATAATTGTTCTTCTTTGTTCTAAACTTGCTTCAAAATCATCTGTAAAAGTTACTCCTTGAATAGCAATAGAAATATCTTCTTTTACAGTTGGGTAATCATTGAACGGTTTAAAGGATAATGTATATTGTGGATTAAAATACGGTAAGACTTGCTCCACAACTTGTAAAGCATCATCTTGCGTTTTAGCATACACATTAACTTGAAAGCTAATTAAATATGGCGCTGGTGTAAAAAACTTTGTTGAAGATGTATTTGATCCGCTGTTTACTCTAAAATTATTTGTTTTAGGTAGTTTTCTTTCAGCATCATATTGTAAACTAGTGATTTCAAATGACATTCTTGGAAGCTTTAATGCAACCTTTGTATCATTATATAAATCAGGATTACTTTGAAGACGTGCAATATACTTATCTTTTGGTGCATATGCTAATGGAACTTTAATCTGGCTATTAGAGCTTCCATCATTAGCTTTTCTTACGACGTAAATATTATTAAATAGCGACCCAAATATAGAAACCGACTTTCTTATTCTTTGATGATAAAAATATTCAAACATTAGCTTGGATCTCCAAATGGATTTGATTCAGTGAAATCAAGAAAATCATTTTCAAAACCTTCAAAGATTTCGTTTTGTTCTCTTTCATCCAACTTATTATCTTCAGACCAACTATTTATTAAGACTCTAGAGTAAATGGATGTGCCACTTCCATCAGAATCTCTAACAATACTTCCAACGACTACTCCTCCAGTTGGAGGTTCATGGTAATCTCCATCTGATGCTCCAAGATGAATAATGCTTAAAACATTATCTGAATCTGACCATGCTGAAACTTCACCTGTTAATTCAACTCCAGTTGAAAGAGTCATGGTTACATTTTCATTGAGTTCGAATCCATCACCAACGCCTGAACTATCTAATTGTAAATCATAAGTATAAGCGTAACTTCTTTCAATTCCATCAATGTCTGGAACACCTGTGTCTAAATCCTCGCCGCTATATTCAAATAGCTCACATCTCATTTTATATGTTGGAAGATTATTTAATTGATAGAATGGAACTTCATGTTCTACATGCATAATTTGAAATAGTGATTTAGACATAGGAAGATAAATTAAATCACCTTCTCTTGGTCTATCACAAACTATTTCACTTCTAGATGTAGTTTGACGCCATCTTCGTCTTGATACAACAAAGGTTGCAGCATCTCTTATTTCTACGCCGAATTTTGTAAATATATCACCTTCACCACCGAAACCATCGATGTCATCAATATACATTTCTACTTTATATGCATGAGGAAATTTTGAAGGGATATCTTCGTTTAATAATTCATCATAACTTACAATTTCTCTTGGAATGTAATAAGTATCGCGGCCATATATCTTAACAGACTCTATGATAAGGTCTTCATAGAGATGCTGTTGCGATTGGGTATCCATAAAATATGGGTTAATAGCCATAACTTACCCCACAAAGAAATCTACAGGCAATTCCTGTTCAAGTCTTATTCTTTCTTCAAGACGTTCAATATCATTTAAAGCGTCTTCAAATATTTGACGACCATTTAATTGTACACCACCTGGTAATTGCATACCTTCAAATTTAATAAGGTTTGCACCCCACTGTCTTTTGATAAGCGCAGTAGTGTATGATTTAAGCCACATATCGTCATAAACTGACGTATGTGTTTCAGGATCTACTATTTGTAAAACTTCAGCAACTATATAATCATCAGCTTGAATATCTTTATCTTGGAAATCTCCGTGGATGTATAATCTACCTTGTCTTCTAGAAAAATTAACTTGAGGTGTGCCATTTAATTTCATATCTAAAAGGGATAAGTATTGTTGCATTTGATCGTAATAGGCTAAATCCCCCGCAAAATTTTGCAAATCAGCTATATCATTTAACATCATTTGATATTTTATATCAAAAAAGTTTATTGAGTTATTAAATGATGAAGAAATGGGGAATAGTTTTTTAACAAAAATAACACTATCAGAAACAGAAATATACTCATTCGAAACATCAGAGGCTGTTACCTGATGCTTCAAATAAGTTTTAACTGTCGCGTCTGAATGAAACTCTTGATAATACTGTAGCGCTTCGTCTACACGATCTTCTAATTGATCAGGGTCAACATTAATTTCAATTACTGGATCACCTAATCTACGAAGGCAGTACTCAATTAAGGTTTCTCGTGATGATGGACCGGCCATGTTAAAATCCTACTATGAAGTCTTATTATTAGTATTTATAATAGTAAGACTTCTAGTAGTTTAAATTATCCGTTTTTAGCTACGAAAGCATCATACCATGCACCACAATCTGGTGCTTCCCATGTCTCACCAGGATTTATCTCTTCCCAATCTTCAGGTTGAGTTGTATGACCAGAATCAGTACAATATGTAATAAATTCTTCTCTAGTTAAAGGCACAGCATTTTCAGCTGGAATATAATATAATCCATCTAAATTAGCCCAGCCAATAAACCAACCTTGCTTATTGCCCCAGTGCCCTCTATCATCGACATACCCTGGAACTTCACGTCTTCCAGCAGCATTAATTGTCATTTTATATTTAATAACAGCCATTTTATTCCTCTTTGGTTTCTTCTGTTTCTTCTTTCTTTGGTAAAAGATTCATATAACCAGTATTAAGAATATCAGTTTTTCCAAAAATACGCTCAGTTGTTTTATCTGCATTCTTGTAATACTTATCAGCCATTTTATCTAAAAATTCTTCTAAATCATTTGAGTGTAGTAATTGGTGATTTGCAATTCGCTGATTAACACTTGCAATATAACCGCTTACTTCAGCATGACCTACTTGTGGGTGCACACCATATTGTTGCATATATTCAATAGTAGACGTACTAGCACGACCACCATCCATTAAGTTACGATACATAAGTTCAAAACTACGGCGGACATGGTGACGCTTTTCCTCACGTTCATAAGATTCTTCATCCCAATCATCAATACCATTTTTTTCTTTAATCGCTTCATACGTATCAATCAAAGTTGCAATGTCTTTAAATGATCCATTAATTTTGCTTTCAAGACTAGTAATACTAACTAAAGCTAGTCTTAATCTTGCTTGTAGCACCTCATCATCAGGATCTTTTTCCAACATATCATGCAGTTTATCAATTTGTTTCCTAGCTTTTGCGTGACTTACTTGAGCTTCAGCTAAAGCCATTTTTCTTTTTTCAGTTTCAGCCATTGTCTGTCTCATCATTCTCATTGGCGAATGGCCGTTGAGCATGGTGATAGACATCATAGACAAGGTGGTTTGAGAATTGTTTCTGTCAAACTGCCTTGTTTTGGCATCCATTTCAGGAAGACCTTCATTCACTTTTGCAACTGCAACAGGATTAATAACATCCTTTGTCACAGTTGGCATGTTAAAAGTCACTTGATCATTAATAATTAAAGAAGTAGTTTGTTGTTCTTCTTTAGTTGTTGCAATTTCTTCACTCATTATGAAAAATCCTATTAGTTATGATATGAAATTATATATATGTTTAAATTATGGTGTTCCAGAAGCAGCTGAATGGTCTGCTTTATAGTTAGCAGTTGCATTTGATTGCTGAGTTGAATTTGCAGGTGTTGCAATGCTAATTTGAAGAACAGTATTATATTGATACCCTAAACCTTCATTTTGTGCACCGCCTAAATAAACCCCGTATGTTCCATCTGAAGCACCTGCTGCATTTGATCTAGCCTGGTTCAAATCTCCAAAGTCAGTCGCATTTGCTGTAGATGATATTGTAATATAATCAATTGTATTAAATGCCGGGCCGATGTCTGGGTCGTCACCGCCCATAAAGACACCATATGTAGTATCACTTACTCCAACAATATCACTTCTTGCTAAAGTTAAATTACCCATGTCAGTAGCGTTACCTTGTGTAGCTATAGTTATGTATTGCATTTGGTCGCGATTTGGTGATCGTCTACCTCCAGCAAATACTCCAGTTGTTCCATTAGACACTCCAGCCATGTATGAAGGATTACCTGTATTTACTGCAACGTCACCAAAGTCTGCAGAGTTGCCAGTAGTTTGAATTGTAATATACTGTAAAGTATTAGTTAAATTAATGATATCCCATCCCGCATTAGCGATTACTCCATATGTTCCGTCACATACGGAAGCGTGACCATATATTCCTGAAGAAGAAGGTTTGCTAAGACC